TCTGGAAATAAAAATCTCTGACTTGTTGAAAGAGCAACGTGTTAAGTTTAAGTATGAGCCTTTCAAAATAGAGTGGGAAGATTTAGCCTACCGCACATACACACCTGATTTCGTGCTGTTCAATGGTGTAATAATAGAAACTAAAGGACAGTTCACAGCATCGGATAGAAGAAAGCATCTTGCTATAAAGAAGCAACATCCTAAATTAGATATACGTTTTGTGTTTGAGAATAGCAGACGTAAACTTAGGAAGGGTGCAAAGTCTACATATGGTGAATGGTGTGAGAGATACGACTTTATTTACTATGACAGGATTATTCCAGAAGCATGGATAAAAGAAAAAGGCAAAGACAAATACCCAAGTTTTATAAAGTTTAATGGATACAAAAGGAAAGCATATGGACATAGTAGATAAGCTAGATAAGAATGATTTTATAATTAGAGTTCGTCCCAATAGAAATAAAAGTAATGGTGCATGGTCAGGTAGTGCAGACATAGTAGTTATCACATCAGAAGATAATGACTTGCCAGACAGTGAGTGGAGTGAACTCATGCAGTTTAGTAGAATGATGTGTGCTTCTGTGCCTATTATAGAAGAAGTAGAAACTTTTAGAAACTTACTACATGATTATCTTAATCGTTCCCATGATGGGCAACAAGATTTATTTATTGACAAACCTAAAGATAGTAATATAATACACTTGAAATTTTTGAATGGGGCGAAGCGTAATGAAGAAAAAGATTGATATGGTAAACAGTCCACCACATTACCTAAAAGGTGGATTAGAATGTATAGATGTAATACGAGCTGCACTAGATGAAAAAGAGTTTCGTGGATATTGTAAAGGTAATAACATTAAATATACATTTAGAGAGAGTGACAAAGGTAAAGATGAAGACCTTAAAAAAGCACGAGTATATTTAAACTACATATTGGAGAGTTAAATGTTAGTTAAGATGCTCATAGCTATAGATATAGACCCAGAGGAGTACCCCATTCCTGCCGATGGTAAAGTATCAGAGGAAATTGAGGATGGCATTCGTGAATATTTTTATGATGTTCAGGGTGCTGAAATTAAAAATATAAAAACATTGAGAGATTGATATGAATAATTTATTACCCACCGACTACCAAAACTTCATTGCGTTATCACGTTACGCAAGATGGAAAGAAGACGAACAAAGACGTGAGACATGGAGTGAGACTGTAGAAAGATACATAGACTATATGTCTAACCATCTTAAAAAGAAACACAATCATACTATCCCACAGGTTACAAAGCATGAATTAGAAGATGCTATGATGGGATTGAGTGTGATGCCTAGCATGAGAGCATTGATGACTGCAGGTTCTGCATTAGATAGATGTCACGTAGCAGGATATAACTGTTCGTACATACCTGTCGATAGCCCACGAGCATTTGATGAAACTATGTATGTGCTAATGTGTGGCACAGGTGTGGGCTTCTCTGTAGAAAGAGAGAATGTAGATAAGCTACCAGTTGTAAATGAACACTTTGAGAAGAGTGATACTGTTATAAAAGTTGCTGATAGCAGACCGGGTTGGGCAAGAGCATTACGAGAGATGATAGCCATGTTGTATGCAGGACAGATACCACAATGGGATGTATCAGAAGTAAGACCTGCAGGTGCTAGACTAAAAACCTTTGGCGGTCGTGCTAGTGGTCCTGCACCTTTGGAAGAACTGTTCCAATTCTTAATTGATAAGTTTACCCAAGCAAAGAATCGTAGGCTATATCCACTGGAATGCCATGATATTATGTGTAAGATTGGTGAAGTTGTTGTAGTGGGCGGTGTACGTAGGTCAGCACTAATATCTCTATCTAATTTAGGAGATACACAGATGCGACATGCTAAGTCTGGACAATGGTGGGAGAATGAAGGGCAACGTGCATTAGCAAATAATAGTGTAGCCTACAGATTCAAGCCCGATATGGACACATTCATGCGTGAGTGGCTTGCTCTCTATGAAAGCAAGTCTGGTGAGAGAGGTATATTCAACAGACAGTCTGCTATCAAGCAAGCGTCCAAGAATGGCAGACGAGATGTAGAACAGGAGTTTGGTTGCAATCCATGCAGTGAAATAATATTACGTCCCTATCAGTTCTGTAACCTTACCGAAGTTGTAGTGCGTGAGTCTGATACAGAAGAAACTCTGATACAGAAAGTAAAACTAGCAACCATACTCGGCACATATCAATCTACTCTTACTGACTTTAAATACCTACGTAAGATATGGAAAGATAATACGGAAGAGGAAAGACTGTTAGGTGTGTCACTAACTGGTATCATGGACAACGCTCTACTAAGTGGTAAGAGTTCAAAAATAGGTAACAATATAGAAGGATTGCTTACAAAGTTACGTGAGACTGCTGTCGAGACAAACAGAAAAGTGTCCGCTAAGTTAGGCATACCACAGTCTACTGCTGTAACTACAGTCAAGCCTAGTGGTACAGTTAGTCAATTAGTTGACAGTGCTAGTGGCATACACGCTCGGCATAATCCACACTATATACGTACAGTTCGTGGTGATAACAAAGACCCACTCACACAGTTCATGGTAGCACAAGGTATACCATCTGAGCCTGATGTAATGAAGCCACAAAGCACTACAGTATTTAGCTTTCCTATGCAAGCACCGTCTACTGCTGTGTTTAGACAAGACATGACAGCCATAGAACAATTAAATATATGGTTGAAATACCAGACATACTGGTGTGAACACAAGCCATCTGTAACTATCTCTGTAAAAGAACACGAGTGGTTAGAGGTAGGTGCTTGGGTGTACGAACACTTTGATGAAGTATCAGGTATAAGCTTTTTACCTTTCAGTGAGCATACCTACAAGCAAGCACCGTATCAAGACTGCACTGAAGTAGAGTACAAAGATATGTTAAGCAAGATGCCAAAGGGTATTGATTGGAGAGCATTGTCTGAGTTTGAAAAAGAAGATACAACATCAGGCAGTCGTGACCTAGCATGCACAGCAGGTGTGTGTGAAGTAGTTGACATTAGCGCATAAAGGAGATACAATGAAAGACTTATTATTAAATGCACAAGTGACCTATCTTAGAGGACAAATAAATAAACACCTAGCAAATGTAAGTGTGCTATTACAAAGTCCAACAGGTATAGGTCAGCATCAAGATATTCAGGAGACCATTGAAAAAGAATTAGGGAAGGTAGCAGAATACGATGGTAAACTAAATATGATTGCTAAATACTTAATACAACAACAACCTCAAGATGAAGGGACATCTAATGACAAAGACAGCACCGTCACCAAAAAATAGAAAGAAGTTTGACATAGACCTGCAGTATGGCAAGGTCAGAGAACAACTTGTGGCTGATATGTTGCAAGACAAAAAGATTGAAGTCAAGAGTGAGCGAGATGTGTGGCAGAGAACCGGTAACATTGCTATAGAATACGAATGCTATGGTAAGCCTAGCGGTATCAATGCCACCGAATCAGACTATTGGTTTCATAATTTATGTATAGGCGATGATGTCTTTGCTACTCTAGTGTTTGACACTAAGAGCCTTAGACGCATCATAAGTAATTTAGATTATAAAAAGTCTGTGTCTGGTGGAGACCATAATGCATCACGCATGTATCTACTAAACTTACAGAAACTATTCTCGTCTGATGTTATCAAAGCGTTCAAGGAGAAGAAGGATGCAGCATAGGAAGTTCAAGAGGTATGATGCCCCACTTAAAATACAATTTAGGTGGGGGTATGAAGCGTTCAAAAAGGGCGGTAAGTATAGGCAGATAGGTAGAGAAAAACTATTCACAGAGTTTCGCCCACGCTTCAGAGAAGATATGCAACTCAAAGAGTGGCAACGTGGGTTTAACACTGCGTATTTTGAGAACCTGTCGAGGATTAAAAAAGATGAACAACTTACAAAAGGAAGCGATACAGTTTATGAAATGGAGAAACATTAGCACAATAACTGCTACGGAATATCAGAGGTCTGCATGTAAGACAGCTATATTCCCAAAAGAATTAGGTGTACAATATCTTGCACTAGGTCTCACTGGTGAAGCAGGAGAGGTCGCAAACAAAGTAAAGAAGTTAATACGTGATGGGGGAGATACACCAGATAAACGCAAGGAGATAGGTAAAGAGCTAGGCGATGTGTGTTGGTATCTGGCTGTACTAGCAGAAGAGCTAGGCTCTAATCTTGGTAAGATAATGGAAGATAATCTAAGTAAATTAGAAGATAGAAAAGCAAGGGGAGTTATTGGTGGTTCAGGAGATAATAGATGATGGAGACATTTATAATATATGCAGCGTTGATTTTAGGTCCTTACTCTACAACGATAGAGTTTAAGCAAGCTTCTTTTACAAAAGTAGAAGAGTGTAAGACTTATTTAGCAGAAAATGAAAAAAAGATATGGAGTAGTTTGGATGAGCATATATCTATAAATTACCCAATGGCACAAGTTATATATGTAGGATGCAGTCCAAAGTCTGCATTTGCAAAGAAACTTAGCGTTTAGACATCAAGCCGTACTGCCTTTTTGCAGTCTCTTGACTAGATGATTTTTCTCTTTTTTGCAAAAACTCCTCTGTAGTTTCAGAGGGAAGTATCTCCTTGGGTGGTGTATCCACCTTTGGAGGTTCTGGTTTTACATCTTTAGCCAACTCTTCATCCATTATTTCTTTAAAACTTTTCTTAGCCACCTTTGCGCCTACTCTGATGCCCGGCACTATGCCCATTACAGATAGCACAGAGTATGCACCACCCAATCCCATTTGTCTTAAATCATTTTCATCATAGCCCGATTTAACTAACTCTCTTGCATATGCTAAATCATTAGGTAATTCAGATATTGCTTTTATTTCCCCAACTAAAGGTGTCATATCAGCCATAGCTCCAGACATACCTGCTACAGTATATGCGTTATCTACAGGTCGCTCTCTATTTAAGTGAAAGTTGTCTCTTCTGTCTGCAGGAGTTAGCTCACTTTTCTTTGCTTTTATCAATGCTTCTTCAGCACGAGTAAGCACAGGCTCAAATTGTTCAAAGTTATCGTCTGTATCTGCTTTTTCTAAAGAATTAATATACTCTAATTCACTTAAAAGAGTCATGCCCATTAGTCTGTCCCCTTTGTACCACGTATTTCTCTATATCTTTCAAGTCCCCACCTCAATACATTTATTGGTATATCGTCTATAACAACAGTTTTATCTCTATCGGCAGATACTGAGTCACCCCCAAATTGTCTTCTGTATTCTGCATCTATTCTAGCTTTATCTATGGCAGGTACTCTCTGCCAAGATGTTTTATCTATGGTTGTATACGATGCTCTTGCATCAAATGCTTCAACCTCTATTCTTTGGTCTGCAAGTTCTCTAGCTACTTTAATTATATCTTCAGCACCTGCGTCTAGCATATCTCTCTTGATAGCTCTCGCATCTGCATCATCTCCTAAATTTTTGTATCTGTCACTATTTATTAAACTTTCTAGTTGTGTGTTTAGGTTAAAGTCTCCACCCTCTTCTGATAATACATCTCTTATATACAAGTCTCTCTTTTCGTTCTTATCTCTTCTATATAAATCAAAAGGTCGTAAACCTACCTTTGCCATTTCTTCAAGTAATAAACTTTTAGGTTTACGCTTTGTTAACCCAAAGATTTGTTTTTCTAATGGATTGATAGGTTTCAATTCACCAGTTTCAAACGGAGACCTAGCTCTCTCTGAAAACTCCCCTGCATAGTTCTTAGGCAAAGAACGTGTACCTCTGGCATAGAGTACGTCCCAAAAATTCATATCACCAGTTCGTGTTTCAGGTATACCTCGCATGTCTTCGTTGAATTGTCCTATTACATCTCTTATTGCAGATGCAGGTAAAGTAAAAGTATTAAAGATATTACCTATAGTCTCTGCTATAGATTTACCAAACCTACCATCTTCTAAATCAGTATAGGCTTTATCAAGAGTGTATAACCCCATACCTGCTCTAAAAGTAGAACCTAATGTGGCTTGTAATGCATCTCTTACGTAAGGACTAATAGTTGCAGGTAAAGAACCATTTTGATAACGTATCATTATATCTGCAGCTAATATAAAAGAACTAAAAGGACCGTAAACAGGTCTACCATCTATAACATTATCATTGTTGTCTTTAAACTCATACCAATTTGTTGTGTCACCTTGCTTCAATCTCCAATTATATGCGGCTATAAGAAACATAGCCCCTGACATTTGTTTTGGTAGTTTTTCTTTTATATATTGATTCAGTGGAATATCATCAATAGGTTTATCCAAAGGCAACATACCTATGAGAGGAGCATGTTGATGTAAAAATTTTATTTGACTTGCAACAAATCTTGGAAAAGGCATAAAACTAGATATAATAAATGGCATATCTTGATGTGCTTTTATTGTGCCTTTTGCTATCTTACCAAAAAAGTTTTTACCTTCAAATTGAGTTTGATATACGAAATCATAGGCATCTTTTATAGACTCCTTAATAATATTATCATCTATGTCACCTATTTTATCTAATTCCACTAAATCGTGAAAGTGCAATTTCTTTTTTGTTTTTGTATCTAACTTATAGCCCTTTAATAATGTATTAAGTGTACCCTCTTCTTGGGCTTTTGCTATAGAACTATCCACTTCAGTCCTATCCATTTCTCTAGACATTTTATTCTTCAAAAGCTGAAGTCTCATGTCATCAGTAACACCTATCTTTTTGTCAGATATTCTTCTTGTTAGCGAGGTGGCTAATACAGCCCTCTTCCATATATTGTCTGACATTGTGTTTAACACATTAACTTTTCTACCTAACACAGCCAAAGGACCTTCTTTACCATATACTGCTTCTAGGTCTGCAGCTTCTCTGAACAACCTAGACCCTTCTTCAGGAAATGCTTGTTTAAATAATTTTTGAATAACAATAGCTTCATATGGACTAAGTGCATGTTTTGCTACATCAAATGTGCCATCAAAGGGATTTCTTAAATTAAGTAGATTGTCAAAAACTCTGGTGGTAGCATCTAAAGCTGTTCTAAGCCCACCGTTTAAGTTGTTACGCATGG